ATGTCAAAGTTAAAAAATGAACCATTAGTAAGGGTATCAGAAGAAGACGGAATAGAAATAAGGAAGATCCAATATCCAGATAATACGATAGAAAGAGTTTATAAGCAGAAAGGTGTAATATTACCACGAATACCTTTAAAAGGCCGCTTTGTAGAACAATATGTGGCCTTACAGTTGCTGGATAAAGATCTTCGGAATGTTATTGGTTGGGAGAATATAATAAAAAACATTTGTAATAACATTAATAGAGAACAACACTTTATTTATCCTGATTTAGAAAAGAATCTAATATTAAAGTCTTTATTTATATCAAAAGTTGTTACTTACGGTAAGTGTTTTACAGAGGCGAAAGGGCGTCGATTCACATTGCAGAGAAAGCATGTGCCAGAAAAATACAGAGATTTACATGATTCTATTATGAATGTTAGACATAACTTTGCTGCCCATAAAGGTGAATTTGAATATGATCAATGCGGCTTGGTTTTAATATTGCCGGGGACCAAGAAAAAAAGGTGCTATCATATTTTTTCAGAACTCAATCAAATAAATTACGGTAATAATGAGGAAGATGATGAACGTTTTTTTATGTTATATGATTCACTGCGTAAAGTCATTAAAGAAAAACGAGATAAATTAATTGAAAAAATATACGCTGAAAAGATTCATACTCAAACAATGGAGTATTGGTTGAGCCGAACAGGAAAAGAAACAGAGATTTAATTTGTTCAGTATATAAAAGCTAATTTTTAAGGAGTAATTTTCAGATGATTAAAGCTGATTACATTGCGATAGGTACTCTACGACTAACTTTTCAACAAGAGTAAGGGGGTAATCAATTTTATTTGTATCAATACATTTCTTGGCGATAATGTTTTGATCTTATCGATTCATGTCATATGGTCATTGGTAACGTCCGCTCTTGGTAAAGAGTGGACGCTCAGATTAGGTTTGGCATCTAATCATAGATGTGTCAGCTCACATCTAAGCTAATACATATTAATCAATCACTCCCGCAAATCTGTAAATCTTGTGTGATGCCCATTTATTTGGGCAGGATTTAATATCAGGATCTGGAAAGTCAGGCCTGTATTTCTGGCCAGTTCTCCTGTTTACGCTGTTCCAGCGAAGAACTGTCGATACTGAAACACCACAGAAATCGGCGACTTGTTTAGTTGTCATTAAGTTGTTCATTACTTCACCTCCTGCGGCGGCTCCGGTAGCGGCATCCAGTGGGTTACTTTCGATGCCGGTTCTTCCCCATTGTCAGTAACTGCCCACCATTTGTTTCTCGAACAATCGTAATACCCTTCGAAGGTATCGCACTCAGTCCAGCCGTAAGACTTACCCCAACACCAAACATACTGTTTATCGTTCGGCATTCGCTCACTACAGCTTATCCAACCATCCGGAGTTACCGGAGAGTTGCCCGACAGCTCGTTCAACTTATAAGTCTGGCTTACAGGTTCGGCACCATTAAGCATGGAGGCGCGGCAGGCGTTCCAGCCTTCATCAAAGCCGACTATGCCATTATTTAAAGACGGACGAGCATCTGGCACCATCGGCACTGGCTTGGCTATATATAGCGGCTGAACATACCAGCCCTTTGATAACCAACTGTCAGCAATGTTTTTACTCCTCGTTATTGCCGGAATACCTAAGCCATTTTCTGAATGCAGCCATGCCACCGGCTCCTCTTCTAGCGATGCCAGAGCAATTTCATAAGCACGGCGCTCAATATCGTCTCGAACCTCTAGGCTGCTGATTCGTTCTTTGATTTCTTTAATCAGTTCTTTATTGGTAAATGTGGTCATTATGCTCCAGCCTCCGGCGCTTTTGGCATTACTGCCCAGTGAGTGATATTGAAGTTTTCAAGGTCCCCGACCTGAAATGTCCACTGCCATTCTCCGGTTTCTTTTTGTCCCCAGGTGTACCAGAGAGAACGCCAGCCAATCAGCCAGCCTTCTCCGTTAGCATCAAATAACAGAACACTTTCATTTGCTGGTGGCAGTTCAGCTGACACTGGTATTATTTTGTTTTCCAGTGCCGCACATTTAGCTTCAAGCGCGTCGAATTTACGTACCAGGTACTCAGCATTTGTTTCGTTCACTTTCAGATCTCGCGGTACACATTTCCCGCGAAGAAACCCTTCCATTTCGAAAACATTCATGCGCATTTGCGTAACTCCGATAACTCGTTAAAACGTTCCATAAACATCCCGTAGGCATGGCTAGGTGCCAGTGGAATCACGTTGAACATCTCTGTTGCCGGGATGCCTTCCAGTACAGGCCAGAAAGAGCCATCATCAAGCCCGAGATCGCGGCGTTCGGTTGCCAGCATGATAAGATCGGCATATTTCACGGGCGTACTCATAACTGGGGGTAACCCGTATTTCTCACGGATTACGGCGTCAATTTTTTCTTCCATCTGTTTATAGTCAGGAAGAAGGCGTTTCAGTGGCGCGGGGATGTCCTGACAATACGCTTCTGTTGCATCATGCATTAACGCTTCAAAAGCAAACTCCTCCGGAACCAGTTTGCTGCAAAGCACCGCATGTTGGGCGACGCTGTAGAAGTGTGAAAGATGACCGGCAAAGCGACAGATATTTGAAAGGGAAACTGCGATATCGTTAATCACGATGTCGTCTTTATTTATCCTGTCATAATAAAAATGCTTCCCGGAAAAAGTTTTAATAAATGACATTTTGTTCTCCACTTTATATGCGCTGCACCGCGCTGAATTTTGGTTAAAGAAAACCCTCGCCATCAGGCGATTATTGAGTTAATTACGTTTCCATAAATGCCCCCGCAGGGGCATTTGCAGTAATGAAATCAGGCGGTGAAAGTACCAATAAAGGTTTCTACTTTGCTGTCTTTGAATTTTTCAACAAGCAGATCACGAAATTCGTTAGCCATTTCTTCCTGCACCGCCTCCAGCTGAATAATGCGCAGAACCAGCACAGGACGATCACCAGTGATAATGCTGAGGCGTAATTTAAACGGACGTTCTTTCAGACCTTCAAACGGAACGCATTTAAATTCAAATGCCACTGGCATAATGTCTTTGGTCTTTGCTTCGACAGACTCCATCAGGGAGCGTTTGCCGCTGAAGTCATTATCTTCAAAATCAGCGGTCTGGTTCGCTTCAATTGTGATTTTACGGATCGCCGCCGCCGCTTTGGTTGCCTGAATGGCGTCACCATTAGCATCAAAACCCACAAGGTAGTCGGCCCAGTCTTCAATCCATTCTGCCAGTGATTTCTGGGAGTTACGCTCGCCATTAACAGACAACAGAGCAGAGAACGGTGCTGCCTTTTTCAGTTTGAGAGTGGCGGTGTTATCTGCGTGACCTGGTTCATCAATAGTGCCCAGGTTAAGCACACTGACGGCACGCATATTATCAGCATCGATAAAGCAGCGGGTGCCTTCATCTGCAAGATCTTTAGAATAACGGGTAAAGTCATCGATGCTGGCAGTGGAAAGCGCACCTCGGAAACGGAAGCGATTTAAATTAAATTTTTCCAGATCATGAATGCGGAAATTCTCAGGCAATGCCACAGCATCGGCACCAATCTTACTGATAATTTCATTAACACCCTGAGCAGAAATAAGGGCATGGATTTGATTAATTGCGGTTGCGTCTAAGTTCTGAGACATAATAAGTCCTCACTATATAAAAATATTCAGTGATGAGATAAATAATCAGTTAATTAAAAACGATATTAATGACCTGCTGCGCGGAGTTTTCCGTCAGGTTCACCGGCAAGAGTCAGTAATTGTCCCTGGTCTTCCTGCAGAATAGTCAGGCGACCACCGCGATTGACATACATCGGCGTTTCGGTGGTGTCTTCTTCGGAAATTTTCCCGCGGTTAGTCGGGCGAACATATGAGAGTTTGTGTTTGATTTTCACACGGTTCTCATCAAATGGTTCGATTTCCAGGTTGAGTGAGACCTTCCCTTTGGTTTTCGTGTTCATCACACCGGAAGCGACTTCACTGAGAACTGCGCCGATTTTGGTTTCAAATACGCCGCCGTCCAGCTCCCCGATAAATGCCTGCACATCAGTACTGCGTTCGCTAGCCATTTTGCTGCTCCTCATCATATCGACCCTGCAAGGTCGGTTGGTTTCTCCACAAAACAGAGAAGAACACCTGCGGTGGCAGCCGCCCGGATGGATTGGGTTATGAGCCCGTCGTCCGGTGATGCTCTTCTCTGTTTTGTAAAAAGAGCGGTACCAGCCGGAAGCAAGTGTACAAACTGGTACCGCCAAAGCAGTGGCTGTTGTGGTAGGGTTGTCACTCAGGCGTATGGTCAACCTGACAATCCGGTGTCCTCAACGGGGGAAAGAGTAACCCCGCCATACTTACCGCCGCGCCATTTCGCGGATTACCACAACGCTGAGAGCACTTAGCCAGTTACGGCACCACACTTTGTCGCGGTTCCATAAATGCCCTCATCGTTGCACCCTGGTCTCTTCCCAGGCGTCAAACCGAATCGCCACGCTGGTTAGGCGTCTTATCAGTATCCTCATTGACTTGCACATTCCGGCTACCTGGTTTGTTTGCCCGAGCAAGGAGTGGATTGTCCCCTTTAACGTCCCCAGACCGCTAACGACGCATGTGCCATACGCCGTGTTACAACCAAATTTTGTTAGTACCTTGTTTGTTGGTCTGGAAAGAAAGATAAAATGAAATTGCGCATTGTGCAAGTATTTTGTTGCGAGATATGCAATTTGATGGGTAATGAAAAGCCACCTTCGGGTGGCTAATTGATGAGGAGGTAAGGGTTAATTGTGTCGCTTAAGGGTTTGTGACTGGCTGATTAAGACCTTTCCAAAGACCATAAACCGGTGTTCATTTTCGCTGGTAATTCCCCATTCACGGTAAATCTGGTTATCAGAAATCACCAGTAGTTTGTCAGGTATCATTTGCAGTCGTTTGACATAAATTTTATCATCAAAACCAAATACATAGATACCATCTCCATCAAACTGATTGATACTGACATCAACGAAGATGAGATCTCCTGGCTCAATGGTTGGACACATACTGTCCCCACGAACGTTGATAACTTTAATGTGATTGGCTGGTCGTCCGCCAAACATCGATACAGCATTATCAGTTCTGTATTCAATGGCATGAATCACATCAATGACATCACCGCCCTGGATAAGGCCATTTCCCGCACTGGCACTGACATCCAGCATTTCAATACGGAATACATCCTTCACCTGCGCAACATCCTCACTAATACTGTTTTTACATACAGTATTACTTTTGAAGTCTGAGGTAAAGAGATCAGCAATATCAACACCTAAGCTCCTGGCAATATTACTCAGGGCTTGTTCAGTGAATTGTTTCTGCTTACCTGTTTCCAGGCGTGAGATATTCGCCGCATCCACTCCTATTGCTTCAGCGAGATCGGCGATTTTCATGTTCTTCGCCTGGCGAAGTTGTCTGACTCGATTTCCTATGTTCATGCGTTTATTACATTTCTTTATTGCGCGTTAAGCAAATCAACTTGCGCAAAATATTTGCGTGAAATAATATGCTCATCACGCAATATGTGGAGGTCATATGCAATCACCATTACGGAATGTGCGTAAGGCGCACGGATTTACTTTGCAGCATGTTGCTGCTGGCGTTCAGGTCAATCCAGCGACGCTGAGTCGTATTGAAAGACTGGAACAAATTCCATCTATCGATCTTGCAGAACGTCTGGCCAATTTTTTTTAAGGGTGAAATCAGCGAAATGCAGATTCTTTATCCGGCACGTTTTCAATCTAGCCAAAACCAGAATGGGTTTAAACCACAGGAACAGGAGGTAAGCCGTGGGTAAGCATCACTGGAAAGTGGAAAAACAGCCTGAGTGGTACGTGAAAGCTGTCAGAAAAACTATCGCGGCGTTGCCGGGGGGGGTACGCTGAAGCTGCTGAGTGGCTGGATGTAACAGAGAACGCTTTATTCAACCGCCTTCGTGCAGATGGCGATCAGATTTTCCCGCTGGGATGGGCAATGATTTTACAGCGCGCTGCTGGCACTCACTACATTGCGGATGCTGTCGCACAGTCTGCTGGTGGGGTGTTTGTATCGCTTCCTGAAATTGAGGAAGTAGAGAACGCAGATATAAACCAGCGCCTGCTGGAAGTCATCGAACAGATCGGGAGTTACTCAAAGCAGATTCGTTCGGCAATCGAAGATGGGGTAGTGGAGCCACACGAGCAGACAGCAATTAATGATGAATTGTATCTGTCAATTTCGAAGCTCCAGGAGCATGCGGCACTGGTCTACAAAATTTTCTGCGCTCCAGAAAAGAGTGACGCCCGCGAGTGTGCAGCTCCGGGCGTCGTGGCGTTTTGTGTCTGTGGAGAAACTAACGCATGAACAGTTTAACGGCAAATAACCGTTTGTCGCAACAGCTGGTGGCCAGTGTCGCTGCACACCTGTTGTTACGGCATGAATGCAGATTACCAAATCACCTGGCTGTAAGTAACCACAGAGAACTTTACCTGACTGTGGGGGGCGAGTTGTGCAGGAACTTAACCGCTGGTTTCGTGACGGAAGAGGACTTTATGTTCATGTTATTCGTTGGGAGCCAGAAACACAGCGCGTTATCTATCTTCGCAAAGACTACCCGCATGAGTGCTTTAGTCCTTTGTGGAAATTCAGGCGTGATTTTGTTGAGTGTGAAGGACCACCAGCACATTGATTCTGCCATTCCGGGACGTTACACTGTTCAGGCACCTTATAAAGCGGGTGCCGGGCGTGGAAACCCGGAATTCACCAAAGCGCACAACCGCGCTCTTGCGGTTTTTTTGTGTCATGAGCAGCATTACGCCCAAATTATGGTGGGGCGTGCAGGGCCAACTTCGGTTGGGCCGGGTTCTTTGGTGACCGGTATTTCCACCCCTGTACGTCTCACCACCAATAAGGTCGTGGAAAGCCTTGGTGGTGAGTTATTAAAAATCACCAAAGAGGCTGCCATCATGGCTACGATCCCAACCCTCACTCAACCTGAAATTGCCATCGTTGATGGTCAGGCTGTTACTTCATCTCTGGCTGTTGCCAACTTCTTCTCCAAACGTCATGACGATGTACTGAAAAAGATCCGCACGCTTGAATGCTCCGCATCATTCACTGCCCGCAATTTTTCGGTGAGTGATTACACCGATTGCACAGGCCGCAAACTACCTTGCTATCAAATAACCCGCGACGGCTTTGCGTTTCTTGCTATGGGGTTCACGGGTAAACGTGCTGCCCAGTTCAAAGAGGCATACATCAATGCCTTTAACCAGATGGAGAAACAGCTTTCAAAGCCCGCTGTACCGAGCGACGTTGCACATAACGCCAGCGTTCTCTGTTCCTACATTTCATCAATTCATCAGGTCTGGCTGCAGCAGCTTTATCCTATGTTGGCAAAAGCCGAATCTCCGCTGGCTGTTAGCTTATATGACTATATTAATGATGCTTCGGCGCTGGCCTGCCTCATAAATTTGTCGCTGAACCCTTCAGAGGTAAGGGGGCGCAAATGATCCGGAATATTTTCAAACGTTTTACCAATCAGACTTTCCGTTGTCCTCGTCCGGGTCAGTGGTACACCACGCCTGCAGGGCATGTTCTACGTGTTAGCCTGGTTGACCGTGAATGTCAGAAGGTGATTTGTGAACCGCTGGGCCGTAATTACCGCGTCAGTATGCCGCTTATAGCCTTTCGCTCCGGAAAAAACATGAAGCATCTCGGAGGTGCAGCATGAGTATGGAGCTGATGGTTAAAGCGATGAAAATTCGAGTGGGGAATCCATTGCGAAAACTGGTTCTGATCAAGCTGGCTGATAATGCCAGCGATCAGGGTGAGTGCTGGCCCAGCTACCAGCATATTGCTGACCAGTGCGAGATTAGCAAACGTTCTGTGATGAATCATATTGCGGCCCTTTGTGAGTCCGGGCTGGTAAAAAAAGTCACCCGGAAAGGTGAAAAAGGTAACTCAAGTAATATCTATCTCCTTCATCTGGATGGTGCAGGAGATTCACTAGGGGGTAGTGCAAATAATTCACTATCTGGTGCAGCAAATTCACCAGGTAGTGCAGGAGTTGCACCAGGGGGTAGTGCAGGAGATTCACCCAGAACCAGTCACTCTTTTGAACCAGTCAAAGAACCAGTCAATGAACCAATAGCTGTTGGTGCATCAGTTGATGAGTCCGTGCGAGTTCGTTCAAACCGGCCGGAATACTCTCCGGAGTTTGAGCAGGCATGGCTGGCATATCCCAAACGTGCTGGTGGTAATTCAAAATCTGCAGCCTTCAAAGCCTGGAAAGCCCGTTTGAATGAGGGGGTAAACCCCGAAACCATGCTGGAAGGTGTGAAACGCTACGCGGGTTGGGTATCTGCGATGGGTAACAGCGGCACACAATTTGTGAAACAGGCTGTCACGTTCTTTGGTCCGGATCGTCATTTCGAAGAATCCTGGGAAGTTCCTGCGGTATCTGCAGCCAGACGTGAGGACCCGTACTTCAAAGCCAGTTACGACAACGTGGACTACAGCCAGATCCCGGCAGGATTCAGGGGGTGATCATGAGTCTTTTGAATGAAGTTCAGAAATTCATTGAAGCCCATCCGGGGTGTACTTCCGGAGACATTGCGGATGCTTTTGCAGGTTACTCACGGCAGCGCGTTCTGCAGTCAGCAAGCAAGTTACGTCAGAGTGGGCGTGTGGCTCACCGTTGTGAAGGAGATACACGCAGACATTTCCCGCGCCTGACTGAGAGAGCGCAGGAACCGGAACCACAACCAGTTCGAGAAACCAGACCTGTGCGCAATTTCTATGTCGGCACTAACGATCCACGGGTGATTTTGTGCCTGACCCGCCAGGCTGAAGAACTGGAGTCCAGGGGCTTATACCGTCGTGCTGCAACCGTGTGGATGGCGGCATTCCGTGAAAGCCACTCCCAGCCAGAACGAAACAATTTTCTGGCGCGTCGTGAGCGGTGCTTACGGAAAAGCAGCAAGCGCGCTGCATCGGGTGAAGAGTGGTATCTGTCAGGGAATTACGTGGGGGCTTAATGAGTAATAAATATTGCCAGGCGCTGGTGGAACTGCGGAACAAACCAGCCCATGAACTGAAGGAAGTGGGCGATCAGTGGCGCACGCCGGACAACATTTTCTGGGGAATTAACACCCTGTTTGGCCCGTTTGTTCTGGATCTGTTTACTGACGGTGATAACGCCAAATGTGCCGCGTATTACACGGCGGAAGATAACGCGCTGGCGCATGACTGGTCAGAACGTCTTGCGGAGCTTAAAGGTGCTGCCTTTGGTAATCCCCCATACAGCCGCGCCAGTCAGCATGAGGGGCAATACATCACCGGCATGCGTTACATCATGAAACATGCCAGTGCCATGCGTGATAAGGGCGGGCGCTATGTTTTCCTGATCAAAGCTGCCACCAGCGAAGTGTGGTGGCCGGAAGATGCGGACCATATTGCTTTTATTCGCGGGCGTATTGGTTTTGAACTGCCTGCCTGGTTTATCCCGAAGGATGAGAAGCAGGTGCCGACAGGCGCTTTCTTCGCTGGTGCTATTGCTGTTTTCGACAAGACCTGGAAGGGACCGGCAATCAGCTACATCGGGCGCGATGAACTTGAGGCATGTGGTGAAGCCTTTCTGGTGCAGGTTCGCCAGCAGGCGGAAAAACTGGTCAGGGAGATGGCGGCATGACGACGTTAACTCAATGCCAGCAGCAGGTGCTGGATATGCTGATTTCTTATCAGAAAGAACGTGGCTTCCCGCCAACCAATCAGGAGGTGGCAACCATGCTGGGATACCGTTCAGTGAATGCAGCGGTGGAGCATCTTCGCGCACTGGAGAAAAAAGGCGTCATCACGATAAAGCGTGGCGTGGCCCGGGGCATCACGCTTCATACCGCGGTGAAGGACGACGACAGCGAGGCGGTCGGGATTATCCGCTCACTGCTTGCCGGTGAGGAAAACGCAAGGCTGCGTGCAGCCCACTGGTTACATGAGAGGGGCCTGAAAGTATGAAGCTGATCCTGCCTTTTCCGCCCAGCGTGAACACGTACTGGCGACACCCCAACAAAGGGGCGTTTGCTGGTAAGAGCCTGATAAGCGCGGCGGGGCGAAAATTCCAGAGCGCGGCGTGCGCAGCAATAGTTGAGCAGTTACGTCGTCTGCCGAAACCAACGTCGGCACCTGCTTCAGTGGAGATCGTGTTGTTTCCTCCGGATAACCGGATCCGCGATCTGGACAACTATAACAAGGCGCTGTTTGACGCCCTGACCCACGCGGGTGTGTGGGAAGACGACAGTCAGGTGAAAAGAATGCTGGTGGAGTGGGGACCGGTTATCCCGGAAGGGAAGGTCGAGATCACTATCAGTAAGTACGAGAAAACGGCGGGTGCAGCCGCCTGA